GGGTGCCCTGCTCCGCAACGGACCGTCGCACTGCCTGTTGTGGCGCACGAGGACGCGACCGCACGGGAGCCTCGTCCTTGGGCGTGGGCGGAGATGCGCCCCCATCTGTACCGACCCAGTACCGCGAGCGGCGCCGAATACCCGCCCGTGTCAGAGCTGGGTATTCGGAACCCCCGCTCTGGCCGGAGGTGCCTCATGAGTCCCTGGGATAGGTCGTGAGCGCCCTCAAGCACCAGGTGGGCGGTGACCACTACCGCAAACTGCGCATACAGCCCGCTGAGTACATCACGGCGTGTGGGCTCAACTACCTCGCCGGCAGCGCGGTGAAATACGTGACCCGCTACCGGGACAAAGGCGGTGCTCAGGATATTCGCAAAGCCATTCACTGCCTCGAGTTACTGCTCGAACTCGAGTACCCGCCGGGAGGAACCGATGCCTAAGCGCGTCACCCGCCCGAACGGTAAGTGTGCGGTCTGCGGTCACATGGAGCGTGTGCGCATCGAGCTTCTGCAGAGCGGGGGCGCCTCCGTCCGCGCCATTGCCAAGAAATACGGCCTCAACCATTACTCAGTGCATCGCCACTGGCACCACCACGTGAGCGACGAGCGCAAAGCCAACTTGGTGTTGGGTCCTGTGCAGCGCCAGGCGCTCGCGGCCCGCGTCGCGGAGGAAAGCGAGAGCGTCCTCGACCACTTGAAGTCGGTGCGGGCCGGCCTCTACCAGCTTTACGAGGCGGCGCTCGGCGCCGGGGATTCCGTGGGGGGCGCAATGCTCGCGGGCCGGCTGCACGAGAACCTGAACGCCATGGCGAGACTCACCGGGCAACTCGCCTCCTCGCCCCTGGTGCAGAACACCACCAACGTTTTCCTGCTGCCGCAATTCGCGGAGGTCCAAGCGGTGCTGGTGCGAGTCCTTGCAGCCCACCCCGCAGCCCGTGCAGACGTGATCCGCTCGTTCCGGGAGATGGAAGCGCGCATGGCGTCGCCTGCCGCGCCGATAAATTCACGCGTGTTGATCGAGCAGGACGCCCATGCAGCCTAGCTCAAGCATGTTCGGGCATCTCGCCGACGTTCTGGAGAACGTACAGAACGATTGGTCGGTGACCGCGCGGCCGAACCAGCTCCCGCCGCCTGGGGACTGGCGCATCTGGCTCCTGCTCGCAGGGCGTGGCTTCGGCAAGACCCGCACGATCTGCGAGTGGGTAAGGATGCTGGTCGAATCTGGCGCCGTCGGTCGCATCGCGCTGGTAGCAGCTACAGCGGCGGACGCGCGCGACGTATTGATCGAAGGCCCCGCGGGGCTGCTAGCAATAGCCCCTTCTTGGAATCGACCGATCTACGAGCCCACCAAGCGCCGCGTGACCTGGCCCAACGGCGCGATTGCCACAACGTACAGCGCGGATGAGCCCGAGCGACTTCGAGGCCCACAGCACGACGCCGCGGTGTGTGACGAGCTGGCCGCGTGGCGCTACCCCGAAGCCTGGGACATGTTGATGTTCGGCCTGCGGCTTGGGAAAAACCCGCGCTGCGTTGCCGCCACAACGCCTAAACCCTTAAAGATCTTGCGTGACCTCATCGCGCGTGAAGGAAAGGACGTAGTCATTACCCGAGGATCGACGCTTGAGAACCGCGACAACCTCGCCGCAACGTTTATCGAGCAGGTGCAGGCTCGCTACGGCGGCACGCGGCTTGGGCGCCAGGAACTCAATGGCGAAATGCTCGATGACGTGCCGGGAGCGCTCTGGACTCGCGAGACAATCGAAGCCTCCCGCGTCGCCTCTTCCCCGCAGCACCAGCAGCGCGTGGTCATCGGGATTGACCCCGCGGGCAGCACCACGGAAGGCGCCGACGTGACCGGCATCATTGCGGCCGCTATCGGCGCGGACGGCGAGGCTTACGTCATCGCCGACTTGTCGGGCCGCTACGCCCCGACGGACTGGGCACGCCGCTCCATCGCCTGCTACCACTCGCTTAAGGCAGACAAGATAGTGATCGAGCGGAATTTCGGCGGCGACATGGCCAAAGCCACCCTCGCGAGCATCGACGCGGGAGTGCCGGTCAAGGAGGTTAACTCCAGCCGCGGCAAGGTGCTGCGTGCCGAGCCCATCGCGAGCCTGTTCGAGCAACGCCGGGCGCATCTCGTCGGCACGTTCCCCGAGCTGGAAGACCAGATGGCCGCTTTCACTTCCGACTGGGACCGCGCCCGCGACGGCTCGCCGGACCGCGTCGACGCGATGGTGTTTGCACTGACCGAACTCATGCTGGGGCAGCCGCAGGGTGGCTTTTTCCGCGAGCGCAGTCTCCTTACCAACGGCGAGCCGGTCGATGACATGCCGATTCCGCGCGGCTGCTTTGCCGTGATCGGATGCCCCGGCAAGGCCACCCCCCAAGACGCGGTCAGCGTCGTCTACTTCGCCTTGCACCTGGAGGCTCGGCCGCTCTACCTCATCGATTGGGAGCTGCACGAGATCGACGGCGATTCGCTCGATAATCTGCTAACCGCTATTTCTGCTCGCCTCGATACCTTGCGTGCCGGCTGCAGGTGTACAAATCCGCTCGGCGGCATCTGGATCGAGGAAAGCGCCATCGACAGCGCGCTTCTCGGTCAGGGCGTGGAGCGCGGCCACGATGTGCACAATCTCGATGAGCGCCTGATGCTGCCGTCCGACCTCATTGGACGCGCGAACGCCGCTGCCCGCTTCATCTCGACCGGCAAGCACATCAAGATCACGCGCCCCGCCCACGACAAGCAGGCAACTTTCCGCGGCGTGACGCGCAATCACTTCATGGCGCAGTTCCTGGGCTTCAGCGGCATCGAGACACCGAACGAGCCTTCCGAACTGTTCAACGCCCTTTGCGTCGCCGCGATCATCACTTTCGGCGGCGTCAACTCAACGGAGGACAAATGAGTGAAATCAGAAATTGGCCCGGCTCAATCGTCGAGCAAGCCATGCTCGAGAAGGCGGTCGGCGCGTTTTTGCGAACGCACCTACGCGGTGATCGGCTGCTTCTCGAATGGATGGCGTCCGTGCCGGCCGACCGAACGGAGGCATTGTATGACGAGGAACGCGCGGCCGCACGCGCGCAGAACGAGGAAAACATCCGCCGGAACCTCGAGCGCGTCAATGCCGAGCGCGCTGCGAACGGCGCGCCACCGATCGACAGGCAGGGCAACGTCCAAAGGCGGCAGCCATGAACGGCGCGCTGCCCTTGCTGCAACTCGCGACGACCGGCGCAACCCGCCTGGCGGCCCTCGAGCAACTCGCGGAGTCCGTTATCGAATCCGATGGCGCCGCGCCCGGCCACTTACCCAATGACCCCACGCAACAGAAGGAAACCGACATGACCAACAGCCCCAACCGCGAACCGGACGCGAAACCCGCGCCGCTCGATCCTCGCCTCACTGCAACAGGCCGCGACATCAGCAAGGAGCTGCCCTCGATGAGCACCCCGGCTAAAGGCTCGCTCGGTGGCTCGAACGTGCCGACCCTGGCGAACAGCAAATGACGGCCGTTGACCACTTCCCTCCACCCACCCCCGAGCAGCGGGCCGCCGCCGACCGTGCTTGGGAAGAACGGCTCGTGCGGCAACGTCGAGAATTGGGAATCGTAACTCTGGAGGATATTCACATGATGAAAAGTGCACACACTGATACACAAGCGCGCGTCGATGCCGCCGAAGTTCAAGCGACCTACACCCCTGCGTATCATCACGCGGGCCTCGGCGCCGCACCACCGAGAGTGTTCGGCGAGAGCATGGAAACCTACGAGCGCCGGCTTTTGCGCCCGTTGGTGCCACTCAGCGCTCAGTACGCGAAAGCGAATTTCGATCACGTGGGCGACATGAACGCGGTGCGTGCGGTGGCGGCGGAAATTCGGCGAGACGCCGTCGCCGCCGGCCGACGAAACGAAGGTGAGCTGCGCGAAATGGTCGAGACGGACGCCACGGGGCGCCGCATTACTCGATTCTACGGGGCACCGGGCGCGGCCTGGGACCGATTCAAGATGCCCTACCGTTTCGTGAAGTCGTTCAACGGGGAGCGGGTGTTTTGATGCGCGCCGTGCGCGAAGTGTTCAAGCGACCCCGAGCCGGTACCCCGCCGGACCCGCGCCAAGGACTGCGCGACGCCAAGCTCGAAGCCACACGGGCGCGGCAAGCTCTCGCAGTCGCCCAAGGGGTAACCGCACGCGCACGTGAGGTCATCGCAGACGCGGACGCTGCCGAACAGGCAGCGCTGGACGCCGAGAAGGCGTACACGGACTCCATCGGGGCGTGGGCCGCGCGCAGCATGCTCGGCGATGTCGCTGGCGATCCTGGGCTGCACGCGAAGTCCAAGGCAGCGCGCTCCGCAGCCGATCACGCGCGGCTCGTGGCTCAAAGTGTCGCCGACACGCAGACTCACCAGCAGAGGTGGGACGAGGGGCTGGGGCGGATGGTCGACATCGGCGGGGCGATGAGCCGGGAGGAGAAGGAGGCACACGAAGGAGTCGAGCGGGCGGACTACAGCGTAAAAGCCGAGGCGGGGTCGATTGTTCGAGAAGCCGCGGAGAGCCGCTTGAAACAATTGCTCAAGGGTCCCTTTGCCGAGTTGACCGAATGCAAGTTGCTGCCGAGCCTATACGGCGCGCGTTTCTTAGCGCGGAGCAATTCGCAGTGGCCGAGCGATTGGAGCGGTTTCGTGGCGGACTTTGACGCAATAGCTGCGCAGCTCCGCTTCCCTCGGTTCGAGGTCGCTCCCAACCCGAGAGCGATCGACGGGGAGTTGCTGGAGCAGGTGTCGCGGTGGACAAAGTTTGGCTACGCGCTGATGGACGACTCGGACGCCGAGTTTTCGTGAGTTGTGCAATCCCATCGGCTTGGTTCGTCACGATGGGCGCGGATTTGCCGGTTCGAGTGCCGCGGCTTCAAAAACACCGGCAGCCGGGGGCGATAGCTTGGTGGGACGTTCCCATAGCGTCCGCACACTCAGCGTCGTTGACCCGGCAACTTTGGTCCTAGGTATGGATAAATTGTGGACGAGATATTCGCCGTGTTTCCCTGCACCTTGGGCAGCGTTTGCCTGGGGAACATAGAGGATAACGCAGATGGATAACATGAAAGTCGCACGCGCCGAGCGGCGCTTGGTATATATGAGCACCGCACAGCTCCGCGCACTGAAGGCGTTAGCTCGGCGCACGGGCACGAGCCAAGCCGCGCTGATGCGCCGTGCAATTGATCTCGTGATTACCGAAGCCTCGAAGGCAGACAAGCGCCGGAGGGCGCCGTAATGGCTTGCGTGAAGAAGCGGCCGCTGCGCGGCAAACACACTTCCCACGTCGAGGTGTGGACGCTCGACTTTCGCGACAAGTCTGGCCGCCGCCGTATCATGCAAACCAAATGGAGCGAGGATAAGGACAAGGTCAAGGCCGAGAAGCTGCTCGCCACCTACCAGGCGCAGGTCGAGGCCGGCGAGTTCGAGGCAAAGAACAGCCGCCGCACTTTCAACGAACTTCGCGAAGCGTACCTCGCGCAGTTCGTCGGCCGGCGCGAGTTCACCGTCAAGGACTATATCTCGATGCTCATCGGCAGCCCCGGCGCCAAGGAGCCGTCCCACATCGAGCGCTATTTCGGACAAATGAGGCTGCGGTCGATAAACAAGCTCGCCGTCGAGCAGTTCCGTACTTACCTGGTCAAGCGCGGCCTATCGGTGGGCACGGTCAACAAGCTCCTGCACGCGCTCTCGCGCCTGTTCAAGTACGCCCAGTCGCACAGCCCGCCGTGGATGGGCGTCAACCCGTGCGACGGGCTGCGGCTTCGTCGCAAGAAGGCGGATAAACGGCGCCTGGTGGCGGCGAGCCTGCTCACCCAGACCGAGTGTGAACGACTCATCGCGGCGGCAGGCTGGCAGCGAGACCGGGTGCTGTTCCGCTTCGCGGTGGAGACTGGCGCGCGCCAGGGAGAGATTCTTGGGCTGCGTTGGGAGGATATCTCGTGGCACTCGTCCCATGTCCACATCCAGCACACCTGTCGGGGGCGTCGCGAGAACGACGTCAAGACCGACGAGAGCAACCGCTTCATCAACTT